ATAGACTCGATCGGAAAAGTAACCGCCGAGCCCGATGTGCAAAACATGTGCATCAACCTCGGGTTGTTATCACCGGGTATAATGAAATACTTCGGCAAATACTGATCGAGGTCGCGAACTACTGGATTGGGGAGAACGGAGTAAGCCAGGTCCCGTGACAGGGAGTCTGATGCTGAGGACAAATCAATAGTAGCGAACCTACCATCGATTGCGCCAACAAAAGCCAATTCCTGGTTATGGCTTTGGTCGTGAAGGTTAAGACAATCTTCATAACCATTCGCCTTCAAACACCGTTCAAATGCTATCCGAATCGCTTGCATGTGGAACTGCCGGTATGCATGTTCCATAGCAATGATCCGAGCCGATTTATACGACTTAGGAACAGCACGTACCACCGCGGTAAATGGTAAAATACCATCTACATCCGGTGCCGCCCACCAGTTGAGGGTAGGAATACCCCTACGCTGGATGTATTGCGGTCCGGACTGCAGTGATATAGGAGCGTGCCCGATCGGGTAGCTAGTATCGTGGAACAACTTGGGATCCCATTCTGAATAAGCGAAGAGCTTATCCATGAGGGGCCTGGAACTATCCGCAGCAACACCCGCAGAGAAGAACCCATCATTCCAGTCAACCAGGTATCCACGAAGCATGTCATGTACACGCTCGCGAATCCTTTCGATCCAGTACTGCGGGTACCCAACCCGTGTGTACCGTTTTCACCTCTTATTTACTGCCAGGAATGCAGTAATTGAAGAGGATTGCAGTAGATCGGCTCCATCAGGTGAGAAACGCTTGGGGTACCGCAACCATTGCAGCGCCTCCTTATCATTCCTCGCCTGTCCTAACACTCCGACCAAATAGTCGGGGATGTTAACATCCTCCTGTTTAAATTCGGAGGATATTAATTCATCGGCTAACGTTGCGCAATCCGCGATAACGGATAGCAGCCCGTTGGTGTTAATTGCCTCGAGGAGCTCGAGGCATCCCCGCTCCCCACCTTCGCGAACCTGTAAAACCCAGGTATTAATCACGAAGTAGTAACTAAGGAAGTTCTTAGTCACATATGACTTGCAGTGCGAGGACACCGCGTCGGCATCGATTTTCGCGATGCGTTCACAATCTTCGATTGTGGCCATGGAGAGTAATTTGAGGGGTGCATCCTCATTTAATGTGATGCACATGTTCGCGCCCTTGGCGCTAGCAGTCTTACTACTTTTCATGATATCTCCTTTCTCAATCCTCAATGGGTTGGAGAGCGCTACGCATCAGATCAGCAAACCGCCACTTATCCGTGGTCTCATCATAGAGAGCTCCGAGGAGCCGGTAAAGCACAGTCTCTACATGCGATGCAGAGATCGTTCCTGTTTTCTGATGCCGTACTGTTAAGTACATGACGAGGGGCTCATCATAAACGATGGACCCATCAGTGTCAGTAGTGCGCAGGATCTCTTCGAGTTTAACGACGTACTGCACGCCGTTACGAACTTTACTAGGATTCTGCAGTGTCTGGGTAGTCGAAACTTTGTCGACGTCCTGACAACGGTAAGTCAGCCTCTCACCCTGGTCGAGGGGTGCAGTTCTATTCTGCATCTCCACGACAGTCGGCTGTTCCCCTACCAAAGCGTAGTTTGTCTTCGCCTTGATACCGGTAATAGCTGCTGTGTCAGTGAGTGCTGTTGTGTTGGTAAAGCCAAAACTTGTCGTATAGGCCATACAACACCTCCTTTCTGCCCTAAGTGAAAAGGGCAATAGCATCCGCACACCGCATAAACACCGTCTTTTTCGACGGGTCGCGGATATCCAAGTACGGAAGGGTTGATAGTTTTCGCCCTGGCAAACGGACGAAGACCTCTAAGTTACCAATAGTCGTCACTATTGACCACCAGATGTCCTTTGGCTTCATTTCCACTGAATAACCCATGTCCTGAAAATATTCAATGACTTGGCCCACTGGAATAAACCAATCTACAACAAAGCTGTATGGAATGATATCCCATACATTAAGGGCATTGAGTTCAAGCCCAAACTTGTGTAGCGTTTCAGATACGTCATTAGGAAGTATCTGGGAGGAGTCGATTGAGAAGCCAACCTGATATCGAACATCCCCTCTAACGTAGGACCCATACGTTCTGACATCATTTACTGATATCAGTTGATCAAGCCTTGAAATCACAGACTTGATCTCGCGAACATCTAGCTGTGTCGTCTTATATTGATAACGATACGCTAGCCAAGCCTGCCGCGCAGACTTAGGTATTTCAGCAAAAATATCACCACTAAACAATGAAGCTAGTAGTGACGCTGCCTCAAGAATGTTCGCACCCATATTAACGGTAGCATCCGGAAGCGCTTTACACGCCTGGATATACGCCGTTTCGAGACCTTGGGCCCAAGATCCCGGGAGGATGCCAGTGGTTAAATACCACTCACAAGCTTCCATGATCTCCACTAACAAGTGGATATCAGGAGCCAGATCCATCTGTTTTCGCTGTGGACTGCGGATCAATCCGACATATTCGACGCCATCAAACGCAAGGGAGAAACTACTCAAATGCGCTTTGGCAGCCGACAGCTGCTGCAACCCGGTTTTAAAACCATTCGCATCAGCCGACCACTGGCGAAACCAGGAGGGTCTCCTATTACTTGGACTGGAATAGCCATACTGGATACGCCTCTGTTTAACAACAGGATATCTAGCATACGCATCAACCACTGAGATCGCCTCGCGACGAATATACGTCGCAGAGAACGTCCCCAAGTAAATAGTGTAGTAAAACTGCTCTGACCAGCCAACCTGTGTAGTGCAGACACCACAGCCGTATATGCTCGTACCGATACGAACATTATACACGGCGGAACCCATGCTATCCGTCGATAGCGGGACGCCCTCATCAACATGATGATGAGCGGACAGATAAGGACCACTACCACATGAACGAGCATTAAACCTAGTTTTGTACTCGTCCACACGCCCATCAACCGGGAAGTAAATGTACTTCGGGTTGGGGTAGGTAGTAGAGTCACCTGTCAGTCTTTCACCGACATACGTCTTTGCAGACATTGATCTGACCTCCTTTCGTGAAAGATGGGAGAGAGGCG